TTCACTATGCTCTTTTTAATGCTTCTGGGGATATTACACTTCTTTCAGCTTCGGAGTCTTTTATAGTTAATGAGATTACCCGGAAGATTAAGCACGAGTTTGAACACAACGAATTACTAATAAAGTTATTTAAAGACCAAAAAACAATTAAATGGGCGGAAACCTATTTTGTTCTTAAAAATGGGGTAGCTTTTGAAGCAGGTGGAATTGGTGGACAGTTAAGAGGTGGTAGAAGGGGGCTTATTGCTCTTGATGACCTTGAGACAAACGAAACCGTAGAAAGCGAAGAACAACGGTCTAAGTTACGGGATAGGGTAAACAAAGAACTTATCCCCAAGTTAATACCAGGTGGACAGTTAATTTATTTCGGAACGATCATTAGTCCACTTTGTTATCTCAATTCCATTATCTCTACTCCTGACAATGGTTGGACTAAGCGGTTTTATGCCGCTTATTGGGACTTAAAAAACAAATGTATGCTTCCGCAGGAAAAAGGTAACGAACTTTGGGCGGAGATGTTGCCTCACGAAGAATTGCAACGGCGTAAACAAGTCCAGGGGACTAATTCTTTTTCGTCCGAATACTTAAATACTCCAGTCTCGGATGAAACGCAACCGATCAAAGAAGGACAGATTCGTTATTGGAAAGAGTTTCCCCAGACCTACTCTAGCGTTTTAACGGTAGACCCGGCGTATTCGGATGATGAGAAAGCGGATTTTAAGACCTGCTCTCACATCGCAATCGACCAACAGATGAACCGCTATCTGGCGAGTTACATTAGAACCCACGCCCCAATCGGTGAATTTCAGGATGCCATTATTAATTTATGGCTTCAAAACAAAAACACCGTTACGGCTGTGGGTATTCCTAACAGCGGAGTAGAGAAGTCTTTTTTTGATTCATTCTTAAAGAAGTGCGACGAAAGGAAGTTATACCCTCCGGTTGTAGAGCTTAAAAATGCTTTCACGCAGACGGGAACTTCAATAAGTCAGCGGGGCAAAAAAGCCCGATGCACCGCCGCTCTACAGCCTTTGTTTGAACAGGGGAAGTATTTTATCCACCCTGACCACATAGAGGCAAGGGAGGAGCTTTTAACTATCGGTTCCTCCCGCTGGGATGATTTAGTGGACACAATGGCTTATGCGGAGCAGATTTTAGTCCCGAACTATTTTCCAATAGAGAAAGTTGACGAACACACCCAAGAGATTAGACAGCACGAGGAAGAAGAAAGAATAAATTTTGCTTATGGATTATAAAGCGGGAAAGATTCCTGAATGGGTGCAGTTTTTAAGAGATGCTCACGAATATAAAAAACACCCCCATTCAGATAACCCCGATAAATGTATCAGGTGCTATGAATACAAATGGATTCCTTATTCATTAAAACTTTGTGATTTATGTCAGGAGCAACTAAAAGAATCTTATCCCGAAGTATACGAACAATCGAGGCTGGAAAATATCCGGCGTTACGACTCAATAATAAAAAGGGCAAAAACAGATGGCTTACAAAAAAGTAAAACCTAAAGAAAAAAGAGAGAAGAAGGTAATTAAGCTGGTTGATGATTGTTTCCAATACCTGGACAGGAAACTTGATGAAGCCATCGATAATGTTACTCAATGGGAAGAAAGGCAAGCCAAGTGGTATCGCTTGCGTATGCGGATAAAGAAAGCCAAGACCTCCCCGTTTGTCGGCTGTTCCAATATCCGTATGCCTACGGCGGAAATCAAGATTAGGAAACTTAAAGCCGCCCTAGTTAATACGGTTGTCGGGATTCGCCCGGTAGTTCAGGTGATTCCTTCTCCTTCGGGTAGCGTAGACACCGCTAAGAAGATTGAGAAGTTTTTAGACCATTTGATTATGGATGTCATCGGTCTAACCAAGAAAGCCATTGTTGCGATTGACCAGGAATTAGAAAAAGGATTTTATCTCTTAAAACCTTATTGGAAGTTAGAGATTACCCGCCGGATAGAAAAGTTTTCCAAGAAAGACTTATCCGAAAAAGAACTGCTTGCTTTAACCAATTCAGTAATTACCGAAGAACAAATCAAAAACTTCCTGATTGAAAAGTTAGAAGTAGATACGAGTGATTGGGTGGCTAAAGACAACGATTCTGAACTTAGCCGTGTAGCTAAAGAAGTCTTGAGCGGTAAAGATGAGATCCAATTAACCTTAAAAGATGTTTTGTATAACGCTCCGGATATTATGGGGATTTCTCCCGAAAGAGCCTATGTCCCTTCTGATAGTCCGTTGAATCCGCAGGAGTGTGAGTTTATCTGCCACGAATTTTTCCTGCCCTACTATCAGGTCAGGGTTAACGCCGAACAGAAAGACTGGAGTAAAGAAGCAGTCGAGGAAATTGAATACTGGAAAGGTAAAGACAAGGATAAGATTAAATCCGTAGCTACCCGTGATGAGACATCTTCTGAATGGGAGAAGTCTATCAAAGAAGGCATTGACAGGATTAATTCCACTTCCGAACAGGTCAGGATTTGGGAATGGTATGGGTGGTATGACATTAATGGAGACGGAGTTCCTGAAAAATGCGTTATTACCGCCGCACCCGATTTTAATGTAATTCTGCGTAAAATTACCCTGCCTTTTTCTAACGGCAAGTTTCCGTTTGTAAAACTCTGTTATGAGATTACCGACGACAGATGGTTTGCACACAGGGGGATTCCAGAATTACTAGAGGACATCATTAAAGAAATAGATGTCCAGCATATGCAGAAGATTGATTCCCAGACTATCCGCAATGCTCCGATGTTTGCTTATCGGGCGGGGATGATTAATCCGAATTTAGTCAAGTTTATTCCAGGTCAAGGGATTCCGATTCAAGGTATGCAACCATTGAACGACAGCTTGATGGTTTTGAATAATAACAATCCCAACACCGAGTTCTCTTACGAAAAAGAGCAGATGATTTTAGAGACTAAGGTTGAGGAATTGATCGGACAGGTTGACTTTACCTTGCAGTCAATGATTAACAAACGCCAGCCTCGGACACTCGGCGAAGTCCAGATGCAACAGCAGAATATGCAAATGGTGTTTTCTCTGGACGCAACGATGAATACCGAAGCGTTCTCTGAATTATTCACGATGATTTGGGATTTGTGGTGTCAGTATGGCGATGACCAATATGAGTTTTCTTATTTCGGAAAAGACGGCTGGGAGCCGATTAGATTAACCCGTGAAGAAGTGCAGGGGAAATACAAGGTTGTAGTCAGGGGCAATGACCAGAACACTAACCCTCAAGTTAGATTACAAAAAGCCCAAATGGTAATGATGGCTATGCAGAATCCGATGGCGGCACAAATGGGGGTCATTAAACCTTGGCATTTAGCTGAAGGTTACGATTTGTTATTTAAAGAATTGGATTTACCTGAACATCAAAGGCTTCACGAGGATTCAGGGGAGCTTTATAAACAATTCCAACAGCAACAACAGAATCCTCCGCCACTACCGGTTAAAGTCGATATGGACGATTTAGCTGATGGGGAAAAAGCCCAGGTTGTGCAAAGAATGGGTCTTGAGCCTGATATGACCGAAAGGGCAATACAGACCAAACTTGATATTCACGCCAAAGAAGATGACTCAAGAGTTAAACGGGCAAAGGCGATGAAAGATACGATGTCTATGGTCGGTGAGATTAAGGCTCAAGAAGAAGCTAAAGTGCAAGAACATCAAGAAAGAACCAAAAAAGAGGAGGGTTAATGGCTGAAAAAAACATTGATGAACAGATTAAGGAATTAAATGCCAGGATTTTCCGCAGTAAGCAGATTATCGAAGGTCTTGAACATAATGAATCCTTTAAATTATTCATCGATGATTATAAAGCCCAAGCCCAAAGATTAGACGATAGCTGGCAATGGATTACCGACGAGAAAGTCTTGAAGGATGCACAGATTACTAAAATGGCGACACTCTCGGTTATTAATTCCATTCCTAATCTTAAACACGATATTGAAGTTGCGGGTCAACAATTAGATAAGTTAGAACACCCCGAAGAAATTATCGGGGGAGATTTTGATAATCATTAAATTTATAGGTATCCCTATACACGCAACTGGTGCGTTAACCAGATAGGAGAACCAAATGGCAGATGAAAAAGAGGTCGTAAATACCGAGGAAGCGACCAACTCGGAAGAAACAAAGGAAGTCGTTAAAGAATCTGCGGAGACGACATCGCAGGAAACTACGGAAACCACAGAACCCGTAACCCAAGAGCAGGGTCAAGCTCCTGAAGCTGTGGACGGAACTGGTGTCCCCTGGAAGAATCGGGCAATGGAGTGGCAACGCAAAGCCCAGGAAAATACTTCCGAGGATAACATCAGAAAGGTAGCACAGGAACTATTAAATCAACAAAAACAGCAACCTCAAGAAAGGGAATATTCGATAGCAGAGCTTGAACAGTTCGCTATTGACAGACCCGACCAGAGACCCTGGGTAGAGGAGCAAAAAGCAAGGTTGATTGGCAAGAACATTGCCAGGATAACGGAAGAAAAGGTTAAAGAGGTCGAGAAAAAACAAAAGGCTGAAGCAACTTATCAGCAATCTATGCAATGGGTAAACAATCACCCCAGAGTGCAGGAGTGTTTTATTAAAGACCCTTTTGGTAGAAAAGTTTGGAACAACCAACATCCGCTGACTAATTTGATAGCGA